TATTGTTCTTAAGACCCTGCTCATACAAACGAGAACGAGCTTTAGCACCGAGCATGATAGCATCATCACCTTCTACTGGCTTATTACTTAGCAGTGTACCAGTAGCTTGCTTCATAACAGTCTGTCTATCAAACTCCATTTGTAGCTCATTAAGTTTACCGATGTCGAACTTACCAACACCACTTTCTTTACGGAAAGCATCAAATGCATTCTGATAATCAAGATAGTCAGGCACTGCTCTATTGAACAAAGTCTCTGCAAGCTCTTCAGCAGATTGATGACCTTCTATGGTACGTTGTGGGTCTTTTACTAAGAATTTACCAAGACCACGAGTTGCATCATCTGGTGCTGTGTCAATCTCAGAGGACAATGAGCGTAATGGCTTACCAATAGCTGAAGTCTCGAAACGTGTATTACGAGGTATTTTAGCAGCAAATGCCTCTGCATCACTAAGTGCGTTCTGAATCTCTTCAACATCTGTTGGAGTGAGAAGCTCATCATATGTCTGTATGTCATCAAACTCTTGTCTTGCTCTCATTGCACCAACGCTTTGAGCAGGTGGCTCTTCCTTGCCCGTCTCATCTATTACTGGCTTACGACCAGCCTTGATGTCTTTACCAAGTGATTTTGAAGGCTCTACGTCAAATTCACCACGCTCTGCCTTAAGTTCTTTGTATCGCTGCATGAGTGCTTCTGGAACCTTTCCTTGCTGAAGAGCATCAATCTTTGAGTTAGTAGCCATAGCAATTCTGTTTGCTTCAATTGCATCATTAAGCTCATCCTCTCTTCTGGCTATTGCACCTTCTACTTGCTGAATCTCAGCAGCTCTTGCCGAAGGTCGAAGGTTAGGACGAGCCTTAATCTTCTCAATTATTTCGAGACGGCTCTTACGAAACTCTCTGAACTCATCACGAAGCTTCTTAACCTTCTTCTGTGACAGGACATCAACACGCTCACCAGCTTCCTTACGAAGTTCATCAATCACATCTCTCTCAGTTAGATATCGTTTACGAGCAACAGGGTCTGGTTGCTGTGATGCAAGAGCCTCGTCTGCCATATGATAACCTTTGACATTTTCCTGTGTCTTAAGCTCTGCTCTCTGTATACTCTCAACAGCATTAGTTCTATCCAGTGCATTACGAGCTGCCTTGTAACCTAGCTTAGTAGCATCAATAGCACCTGAGAAAGCTACACCGCCAATGGCTGACATGTAAAGGTCTTCTTCAGTTCTCTGAGTGTCGCCCATCTTAAGCAAGTACTCTGACAATACACCCTCAGAGCCACCACGTAACATAGACCAGCCAATTGAGCCTATACGACCTACCTTATTAGTAAGAGCAGCAGGTGCGTCAACAAACATCAGGGGAACCATAGCAGGGTCGAAGATAGCAGATGCCGTTTCAATAGCATATCCAGTAACTCCGCCATTCTCAAGAACCTGCTTTACTTCTCTGTCTGCTTTGATTCTGCTTTGTCTATGCGCAAAGTTCTCAGGTGAAACAGCACCAGCCAAGAACTCTATCTCTTGCTCGGTGTAACCTTCTTTGTTGTACTTCATAAGTTCAGCTCTGTCTACCTTGTAGTCTTGCTGAACACCGCCCTCTTTCTCTGCTTCATAATGTCGAGACAGAGACTCACCTACCCAATTTCGATACTTAGCTGCCTCCCACATTTCAGAGAGAGAGGGCTGTTCGCCCTCTGGCTCTGGTGGTTGGTAATCTTCGCTCAGTATAGAGAGTGGGATATGAGATGGGGTATAATCAAGAAACTCTCTTCTTTCTGGCATTATCTATTACCTCTTTGTTTGCTCCAATATTCATAGAACAGCGCCATATGTGCTGCGTCCTCTTCTCGTTGACGCTCTTCTTCTATACGCTGTTCACGCTCTTTCTCTGCTGTTGTAGCTATTTCTTCAATACGCTCTGCTTCACCTTTCTCACCATAACGCTTAACATCACTTATAAGGAAACGAGCATCGCCGACTTGTTCACCAAACTTATCAACCATAATGAATGTAGTACCAGTATCATTTACAACAAACTCTATATCTTCTGGCTCTACGCCTAACGGGTTGATATCCTCTGATGACAGGACGTTTGATGCAAAGTGTTTCATGTATCTGTCAACAAGCTCTTGTCTTACTCCAATAGATTGTGCAAGCTCAGGCTTGGTCTTGTTAATCAGGGTATTGTTGAATGTCTGAGAATAATTAGCTAGCTTTGAGCTTGCTGCTGTTTTAGCGTTTTGTTCAACATCTAAACCACCTCGATACAAGAAGGACTGTGCTTCTTCACCTATAATATTAGACAGCTTATCACGTTGCCACGCAGGTACATCCTTCTTGCCGAACTGATACCACTTAGCATTTAGCTCATCTTCGATAACTTCTGAAACTGCGTCACGTTGCTCAGTACGTTGTTCATTACTGATGTTGTACGGATTACGTCTGATATCATAAGCCCTACGGAAAGATGAATAGGGTGAGCGGTTCTTCATACCTGACTTGATATTCATAGCCATAGCCAAGCTATCTTTGTCAGTGAAGTACATAGACAACGAGGTGTCATCCATCATTTGGATTATCTTAAGTGCATTAGTAGCATACGGAGGTAATTCTTCTTCCGTAGTCTCTTCTGGGTTTAGGTTAATAAGAGCCTCTAGGTTGTCTTTGAGGCTTGGTATAGTCATCCTCTGTACCCTAGACCAGTCAAGCTTCTCTTTAAGGATAACCGTATTTGCTTCAGATTCACTGATACCAAACTCGTCCACTATTACCTTAGCCTTATATGACCAGTCTGACTCCAATTGATTGATGTAATCCTTCTTTTCTTTAGGAGTGTATTTACCATGTAAACCTAAAGGTATAGCACTCTCATCTGTGAACGCTCTAGAAGATTCTATAGCAATATCTGTAGATGTCCTCTGCTTTGCTATCGCTGTTGCTCTCTGCTTCTTGAGAGATGCTACTCTTTCCTTGGAGTAGGTGTTAGGATACTGCTTATTAAGTCTATCAATCTTACGTAACGTAGACTCCCAAGAAGTACTACCGCTCAGTGCCTGTGTCTCTATATCCGCCATTGTATCACCAATGACAATAGCATTTTGCTTAGCTACGAAAGAGTCATAATCCCTCTGCGCTTTATCAAGTGCAGGTAGGTTCTTAGACCAATCCCTTGCCTGCAACTCAGCAAGCAGTCGGTTGTCACCATCACCTGCTCTAGCTGCTGCTTGATTAACCAGAGCAGCCTTTAGTTCAAACTCATTCTGACCAAGTGCTCTTGCACGAGCTGGTATCTCTACATCTACTAAGTGTTTAACATCTGCGTTAGGGTTTGCAAGTAAGTCGTTAATACTAATACTAACAGCTTCACTCGCCTTCTTAGATTGATACTCTTTCTTAATACGCTCTTCAGCTTGTACAATAGAGAACTGAGCGTCTTGTACTTGAAGTGAAACAGCTTTCAAAGTCTGTTGGTCTGTTCCATACTTATCTAAGATAGGCTGGAATATCTGGGTTTTCATTTCACTGATAGTCTGCTCATCGGCATCTGGATTTTGGTTATACCACTCCAAGAACTGATTACCAGCTTCCATAGTATCGTGCTTACCAACAATCATGTTATAGGCCAACTGACCTGCCTTAGTTGCGTCTTCAGTTATACCCTGACGCTCTTCTGCTGTCTTCATCAAGTCTTGAGCAGCTCGGTTAGCTTGACGTACCTTATCAGCTTCTATCTTCTTTTGAACCTCAGTGCTAGCTGCTGCGTATCCAGCTTCTGCAAACTTACCAAGAGCACCTAGTATCTGCGAGCGAGTGTCTACAGTTCTAGTAGGTGTTGCAACCTCTCTGGTTTGTTGTTGGAACCCTCTTCGGGTAGTTCTTTTCATCTCTTGCAATGGCATCTTATACTCCTGACTTAAGTGCTGGTGCTGCTGGCGCTACTTCTGACTTAGCCTGTTGATACCCAGAATAGCCTTGTAATGCAGCAGAACCAATATTTAATAATCCAGCCACAGCAGACGGTCTGCTTATAGGTCTTACATCCATACTACCCATAGCTCCATATCTCATAGACTCAGCTTGGTCTGCTATATTGTCATACTCTGCTTGTTGATTCTGTTGGATAATATTGAAGTTACTAAACTTAGTTCTTTCCAAATCCTGTAATTGGCTGGCAACTGACATCCCACCAACACCGGAATAAGCTGCCATTACATTAATCCTACCCTTCTCTTTTAGGTAGTCTTTCTGCATTGATAGTGAGTCCTCTAATGAAGCTTGTTGTGCTTCTAGCTCTTGCTCAGATAACTCATTATAGTTAGCAATAGTTGTCTCAACTAATTGCTTATTACGGCGCTCTGCCGCTTCTTCTTGAGCCTTTGCATTTTGATTAGCTGCATACATAGAGTAAGCAGCAGATGCAATACTAACGGCAGCAGTAACTGCCGCCGCCGTAGTAGCTGCTGTAGAAGAAGCAGCAGCCGCACCACCTGCTGCTGCTACTGCCATAGTACCTCCTTAGATACGTCTGCCTCTTTGTTTGAACATGCCTTCCCACTCCATATCTCGAAGTATGAATGGACGGTAATCGTCTGTAACAATCTCAAACTGTGCCTGTTGGGATTGTAAACGTACAGGAAATGAGAACTGACCTGCCGCAAGTGGAGAGAAACCAATTCGGTTATTCCAGTTACCCATACGGCGACCATTGTACTCATACCTCCACTGTCTGTTTTCTGAGTAAAGGTCATATACATGAACTGTGATGTTCCCGATACTCTCATAATTCAGTGTCACTTTACCAAGTGTAAACCTATCAAGCCCCATTACACGACCTGACGGGTCTTTGATACTAGGTTGGGTAGGAATGAACTTAGAAGTATATTTAGTGCCTACAGTGAGTTTACATGTTGTAACACCACCTAGTACATCTGCTAAGTCATCATAAGACCAGAACTTAGAACCGTCAGTCTCGAATATAACGGAAGTACCTTTGTCGGCATCCCAACACCCTGTACCTCTTACGTACTCCATCTTAGCCAAGTCTGTCACTTGATAAGGTGTAGTCCACTCCCATCTAGCGCCTGTCCAGTTAGCCGTAACAACTGCTCGTTGGTCAAGGCTCACAGGGAAGGTAAGTCCATCATCGTCAGCGTCATTACTTATAGGCATTTGCTCTAGGTAAATACCGTTTCCTCTATCTATTACGAAGTAAACCTTGTCACTCACAAACTTGGCAAACAGTACATCTCCCTCGAATATCCACTTGTGGAAAGCAGCCTGTACTCTTTGCTCACCAGACCATAACCAATTGTATGCATAGATGATGTGGTTGTTTATATCAGTCCTAACTAGAAGTAAGTTGATATTAGGGCTGGCTATTAAATCGACAGGTACACCTTCAATATACTCTGCCACATGCTCTGTTATAGGTCTAGCTCTCTTAGTATCTGTGAGAGAGTCTGTGAACATCTCACGAATACCTGCAAACTTACCTGCTATAAAAGAGAACATAACGGACTCACCAGTAACTGCTGGCTGCGCATCTATGTTCATCGGGTAGGAAGTCACCTTTCTAAACACAAGGCTATCCTTTGATATAGGCTTCGAACCATCAATAAGGAACTGACCATTTTCTGCGAAGAATACGATATCACCTTCTAGGATAGCATGATGAAGTAGATTGTTAACTTGGTCTGCATCAGCGAAAACATCAATAGGGTCGTCTGGTGATTCCTCTTGAGTTGTCTCTCTGAAGAAATTGAAGTACTCGTTTGTCTTGCCGAACACGGCAGATTCACCTGAAGTGAAGAGCATTCTGTTCTGGAATGTACCTATACTCTGTATGGTATTACCTAAGAAAGAAGGGAATGGATTAGTTTTGTCATCACCAACCTTACGCTCTTCCCATTCACCATAACTCAGCTCGAATGTGCCATCAGCCAAACTTACTAACTGGTGAGGCATTGTGTTAGGGTTGAATTTGTACAAAGTATCCTGTGCTGTTGACTCTACCCAACGAACTTTAGAGCCTGACTGGTCTGTTCCATTATCAGGTATAGCTTTAAGCCAATAAGAGTTAGCTTCAAATCCTTCTTTGTTCTGTACCTTAACTATGTAGTTATCAGGTGCGTATGGTGGTAGGTTTGATAACTGCCTTACTTTGTCCTGTATAGCAACCAAATCATCACCGTTAGCACTATCTACTGTAGATATATTGAAGGGCTTACCATCTAGTCTCTCAATGAATAAAGTATTACCATGCAGCTCTGAAGAGAATTTACTATCAGGGGCACCAACAGCTTCGTATACTACTTCTATTAAATTATCTCGACTCGCGCTTGCTGGTAGTATAATCTCAGTTCCACTAAAGCTTGTAGCACCAATGTAGGCACCAGAAGACTTGTTATACATGCTAACAATCTTAGATATATTCTTTGAGACTGTTATGTATCTCTCTTGTGAAGAGCTACTGCCCGAGCCGCCACTGATGGTTCTTGTCCTAACCCTGTGACTCTCTGTTGTCTTCTCCTTACCGATTAGACGGTTATGCAACTGCTCTGCAATATAGTTAGTACGCACCTGTTCAATCATACTAGAGGTCGAACCATCAGGTGTATGAACACTTGATATTACATTACCATCTATTACAATCTGGTAATCCCTACCATAGGTAGCATACTGACAATAAACGATAGCCATTGATGGGTTCGAATCCGTCTTATCTGTTAATGTTTCTGTAACCACTGATGTGTTTGCTATGAATGTATAGTCAGCGATAGTTTTTAAACGTAAAAGCTTCTTAGGCTCTGCCACTTTTAAGTAGTTATCGGAGACACCTTTAACCTTTACTGTTCTCTCATTACCATCCAAATCGAATACACGAGGATATTTGTTAGGCTCTACAATAATCAGGTAACGCTCTGAGCCTCCTCTGTCGTACTGATACCACAGAGAGTGAGCATCTACGCTTTCAAGAAGTTTCTTTACATGACGAGTACCCACTCTCTTCATAAGACCGTACAACGGAGAAGGTGTTAAGTTCTCCTGCTTCGTGCATTGTCCTTCGATACGGTCTTTATCTGCTTGTTGGCTTACACCCTGTATAGGCCGCTCCCAACTACCCGTGATTCTTCCCATAACTACCTCACATTATTATATCCACCCGCTCTATAAACAGTATTACGAGCGGAGGGGTTGTCAAACATATTAGAACGACGTTGACGAGCGTCCTCAGATTGCAATGAAATCATAGAGTCTTTTGCAGCTTGCTCTAAATTGCGCATCTTATTAGGGTCGCCCTCTTTGTTGTTCTGGAACCAGAATGCTGCTGTATCGGTGATAGCTTGCTTTGCTGTAGTTGGTAGTGTATCGAATGGTAAGTTAACCACTAACTCACAGTGTAGCTTCCCATCAGTGTCTGTAAGATTACGCATATCATAGCCATACGATTTAGCATCGAACAGTTTGTTCCCTCGTAAATTAACAGGCAGCTTACGACCTCGCTGCTCTTTCACAAGACAGACTAATGTGTTCTGAGGTACTACAACATAGCCATTAACAGGGTCAGGGTCTATCTTGTGGAACTCTTCTTTGTTGAACCACCACCCTTTACCTCGGTTATGCTGTATTACTTGAGAATATCTGTTCAACATCTTGTCAGCATCAGCAGCATCAATGTTCCAATCTATCTCTTCTTCTGAGTTGATACCAACAGAGCCAATAGCGTCAAGCACTGCGTTGATTGCATCTATCTTAGTGTCGATACCGAATACTAGATTGATGTCCATATTGCTCCTTAGTCTCACAGTGTGAGACAAAAATAAGCCCCTACCAAAGTAGGCAGGGGCAAGATTATTAACCTTTAGCGAGGATAGCTCGAACAGCTTCTACGAAGGCTGTCGCATCACCAGTAAGGTCTGCTGATTGTGTCACTTGTGCTTTACGAGCAGCACGTTTGTCAAGACCTGTCTCATCAGCGTTAGCTTTGATAAGAAGACCTAGATGCTCCCAACGGTCTGGGATTGCACCTTCTGACATGTAGCTGTCGATGTACCAAGTCTTGTTACCTTTGTTCCACCAGATTTCACCAGTAAGGGCGATAGAGCGACCAACAAGAAGTGCTTCGCTACCAAAGATAACAGCCGCAGCTTTTTCTTGGTCTTCACCATCAGTACCTGTTAGTACATCGTAACGGTAGCTGTTGTTAGCGTTTGATAGGATGTGGTGTTCAGACACTTTACCATCTAGGTCTACGTGGTCACGGTTCTTGTTAGGGAACTGGTTAGTCGGTACAACAGGTACATTGTAAGACTTAAGAACGAATCCAGTAACTGTCTGGCCTTGAGCTGTGTTGTAACGAGCATTGCAGATACGCTCTGCATCACGCATTGCGTTGAACTCAGGCCAAGGCATGAAGATAGTTAGCTTACGAACATCAACGTTCTGTAGAACTAGGTCTTCAATTACCCACTCAATACCCGCGATAAGCTTGTTAGGGTTGAACAATGCATCAGCTTCTTTAATTTTCTTAACGATAGAGAAGCCGTGACCTTTAACGCGAGGTTTAGTACGCTTTTCCTTGGTGTTGTTGATTGCACCAAAGATTAGTTGCTGTAGCAACATTCGGTCTTCTAGGTTCTTAAGAGCAGACACTTGCTCTTCAGCTAGTTTACCTTTAACCATGATGTCATCTTGAACATCGTCAAGCAAACCAACAACGTTACGTGCGATGACAGTAGTGTCAATCAATAGTGAGTTTTTATCGAATTCCATCTCACCACCACGGACATCCTTACCAGGTGCTAGAGCCTGTACTTGGGTAACACCAAGGTATTTGTTAGATACGATGTTAGTGCCCTGTACTTCTTGTAGGTCGAAGTACGCCATTAGACCAAGTTGCTCATGGTAGGCACGCTTAATCTGACCTGTGAATTTCTCAAAAGCCAGTGACTTCGCTTCACCAGAGGCTGATACTTTAGGGTCTACTAAATTGTTTACATCACTCATGTAGTGAATCTCCTTTTAATTATTACGTTATCTATAGGGCAACTTAATTAAAGATTGCGTTTAAGACCAGCACTACGAGCTGCGTCTACTTTTGTCTGGTACTCAAAATCAGTCCAGTACTTATCACTATCCATGATAGTTTGGAACTCATCAGAGGTTAGGTATCCTTTGTCCAATGGAGTGCCAGTAGGTGTACTAGAGGTATCATCACCAAGCAGCTTGATATTCTTGTCACCATTTTGAAGCTTATCAGATAGCTCCATTTGTGCTTTCACTGTCTGAATGATAAGAAGCTGCTGCTCATGGCTCTCTGACTCCATCACTGTATTGTACGCAGCAATCTGCTTGTCATCGAAGTTCTTCAAGATGAAGTCTTCCATAGCAACCAGACCTTCTTCGCCACCTACAGTAGTCATGAACTCTTCAGCCTGTTGCTTACTAGTTACTTCCTTCTGCTCTTTGTCAGCAGCAGCAGCTTTAATAGATTGCTCGTTCATGCCTTTGTACATGTTCAAGTAACCATCAACCAGTGTCTTGCCGAACTTAGATTCAAGCTTAGTACGTGTCTCTTTGTCTAAAGAGAAGTCACCATCTTTCTTGAATAACTGGGAGAGAAGAGCCTTCTCATCAATCTCTGCTTCTTTCAAAGCATTGCTAACTTCTTCTGGCACTTCTACTGAAACAGCTTCACCGTTGAAGAAATACTCAGGCTCTTCACCAGAGTCCTCTGGCTCTTCTTTATCAGTCTTCTCAGGCTCCGTGGCAGCAGACTCTGCATCCACATCCTCCACAGGTGTAGAGACAGTGGACTCCTCGACAGGTTCTACAGGTTCCGTCGCAATACTCTGCTCTGGCTCTTGTTCTTGCTTTGGGTCTTCTGGCTCTGCCTTACCACTAGTTAAATCGACAACATCCGTAGAGTTGTAATCAATAATTTCTACATCCATTATTTACCTCTTTGTGTCAGGTTGTTAGCTACTTGAGGCATTGCATTAGCAGCGCCTTGCATCATCATTTCTTGTTGCTGTGCTTGTATACGTTGTTCTTGTTGCTTCTGGTATTGCTCTTCTGTCATAATCCAAGGAGTCTCAAGAGACAACTGGCTAGCGGCAGAGCGCATGTAGTCAGCCCAGAGCATACGCTCCTGTGCTGGCATAGGCCAAGAGGCAGGTAGGTTCAACATCTCAGTAAATTGCATCAGCTTGTCAGCATCTGTCATCTTACTTAATGCAGAGATGCCTGTGATAAGAACAGTGTTAACAAGTTCTTTAGGTAGGTCGAAACCAATACGTCGAAGAAGCAAGTTGAAGTAAGGACGTTGTAGTGTATTAGCAAGTAAAGAGTACGCACCGCCTAAGTTCTGCTCCATCTCGATAGCATCACGGCGAATCTCGTAAGCGGTAACACGCTCTGCGTTACGCTGTACTGCTGCACCTAACATAAATGCTGTGCCTAGTCTTCGCTCATACTTATCTAGTACGTTTGCAATAGGGGTGAAGTCTGCATACTTCTCTAACTGAAGTACTCCAATGTCATCTATGTTACCAAAGATAAACTCACCAGTTGGCGACTCAATGAGGTGGTCAACATCCGTCACAGACCCCGGTTTGATAAGGTATTTGATATCTGCCATAAGAATCATACCCTTACCTAGAGCTTCTGATAGGAACTGTACCATGTGGAAGTCATTAGCATATTGCTCTACCAGAGAGCGACCGTAGTCTTCTCCATAGTTTGTCTTCCAACGTAGTACAATAAACGGAAAGTTCTCAGGTTTTACACGATAGGACTTACCTACTTTCTCACCTACAACTTCTTGCTCGATGTGATAGAAGCCTTGCTTAAGAACTGCACGAGTGTACAGCTTAACTTCTTCATCATCCTTTTCCTTGTACTTGTTTGAGGTTCGCATCTTAGCCTTAATGATAGCTTGCAATGCTGGCTCAAATGTATCAATGCCCTTGCTTTCTTCGATGATTAGTTCCAATAGAGTACCAGATTTATCTCGTCTATTAACAAACCTATCCAATGGGTAGTTAACGAGATTCCCTTCTTCTGGCATGTACAAGCAAGTAGTACCACCTATCAACAGGTGCTCCATTGCCTCACCTAATCCGACACGCCCAGCTATATGCTCATGCTCCATAAGAGCAGCTTGTTCTGCTTGGACTAAGCCACCTTGCGCTTCGATTAGGTCTTCATCACCTTCTCGTAAGTGCTTCTTGGCTTCCTGTGTCAGCTCCAATCTAGCGAATGTGCTATGTGGAGGGAACAGTGTCATGATGAGTTTGTTTTCGAGGTTGTTTACACATTGTGCCCCGAACGATTGCCAGCCTGTTGTGTTAGTCCCAGAACCCTGATTCTCGCTGGCTACTTCAGGGTAAAGGTTAGGCAAGGTATAAGTACTGAACTCACGAGCACGAGACAAGAAAGGCTCACGTTTTACCTTGAGCTTCTCATAGCGTTTCTGTATTGTATTTTCTTGCTTACCCTTGCTATTCTGTTTATGACGTATACGGTTCTTTGTTAGGTCAACTGTATCATCTTCTGGTAGGAGTTCGATGTTCCTTGCCATAGAACCTCCTATACGTTTAGTCCAGTACCTGTAGCTGTACGTGGGCGGCGTAATCGTTTACGACCTTGAGATACATCACCCGTATCAGGTGTACCGAGCTGAATATCTTCTGGCTCTACATCTACCTGACGCTCTGGCTTCTTAGCCGGAGTCTTGGCTTCTGGGATGTCCGGTGAACTCGCCATTACTTACTCCTTACTTGTTTACGAAATTGACAACCCACGTAGGAGTAACCTAGCTTCTTAAAGAATCCTTCAGTCTCTTCCTCGTGGATACCACTTGCAATACTAATCTGCACTTCTACTGCACCTTGTTCATCAGCCCAAGCTTCCCAAGCTTTCATTAGCTTGTATCCAATACTTGTCTTACGCTTCTCAGGTACTACATATAGTATCGTGTCAAAAGCAAGACGGGCTTTGCTCCAAGGTAGAGCATGACACCAGCCCCAAAGTAACCCCACTGGCTCATTGTCATCATAAGCAAGCAGTAAACACCCATCTTCTCGCTGTACGGTTATCGCTGCATTCTGCATAGTGTGCTCGATATCGACAGGGAAGTTGTTGTGTTTAGCTGCCTCTTCTGCGTATTGATGAGCTAGTGGGGCAAAGGCTAGTAAGTCAAGCAGAGTAGCCTGACGTACTTTAATCATGGTTCGAATATATCCTCTATCTGTTTCTTCAGATTGCGCTTCGTGCTATTGGCAACCAGCACTCCATAAGGTGTGGTAGGGGATTCTGAATCTTCTGCCAGTAATCCCATCAAAGTATCGAAAGCTTCACGCCCGATACGCTTCTTCTGTGGTCGCACAGAGTTACTGCCAAGGGCATCTTTAACTCTGTCATAATGCTTAACCTGCGACTCTATTGAGGTCGGGTCACACGTTCTTTTAGACGTAATGTGCGAGAATCTATTCTTCATCGAAATCGCCCTCTTCGTCTAGGGAAGCTGCCACAATAGTTTCGACAGCTTCGATTCGTATTCCATGATTATGAGCTTCTTCCTGCAAGCTTACACTCACAGGCAATCCACCTTCAATGCGCTCATACAATTCATTGAAGACTTCCTGTTTATCTCTAGGCATGATTATTATCCTATGTTACCTATAGGGCAACTTAATTAAAAATCCGGTTCAGATTTGTCGAATCGCAGGTCTCCGACCTTCGGCAGACGGATAACACCGTTCTTGCTGGAAGGCTGCAATCCGTATACTCGGAAGATTTTGCCGACAGGTTGGCTCCAAGGGTAATAACCTTGTTCATTACCAAAATGACCTCTCTTAATACAATTGAACATACTCATTGCATCTTGATGAGTCCAGCCCTTACCAAGCATGGCCTTAACTGTCTTGCCGCCTTTATAACGGAACAGTAGGTTAGCAACAAGGCCAGTATATTTACCAGTGCCTTCTTCCCAGCCAATGCATTCTAGGTCTACTTCGTACTTACGGACAACTTTCATCTGGTGCCAATCTTTAGCACCTGCTTTCCATTCAACATCTTGTTTGAACACAGCGCCTTCATGACCTAACTTGATTAGTCGGTCAGCATACTGCATCAACTCTTCAACATTATTTACAACATCAATAGAGAGTACGCATTCTGTTGCAGCCATCTGCTGAAATAGTGCATCATATCGTTGCTTGAACTTACGATGGCTGTGACCTGAGATGAATTCACAAATCGAAACACAGTCAAAGAAAGCGATGTACAAGTTGTGCTTGATGTACTGCTGTTCTCGTGTCTTAAGCTCTTTGGTTCTGTTAGGATTTAATACACCGGATAACTGTTCTAGCGTGTACTCACAGTCAGTTACCATCTCTCCGAAATACACACCACAGCTTAACTGACCTATGATAACAAGACCTTCATAGTAAGATACCAGATTCTCTGTGTTTGCAAGTTGCTCACCAGTTCTACCAAAGATGCCGCACTTACCATCAGCACGAACAACCAGCATAGAGAACACACCGTCACGCTTGCATTGAGCATACATTGGAAACGAGACTCTCTTGTGCAATACGCCTTCTTCATAGTCCTTGTTCACCTCTGCGAAATGCTTAACCAGTTGAACAACTTTGTTCTTAGGTCGGTAGTCTGCTGGCTTACCGAGGAATTCGAATACATTCATTATAGTTTCTCCAAGATTTCAGATACTGCCAGAGAAGGTAGTCCTTCCTGCAATGTGATATCAAAACTACGGCAGAAGTCTGGATACAAATACCTACGACTGTCATTGCCGTATGTATAACCATCACGGTGTAGTCTGATAACTGTTACATTAAGACCTGCATCATGAAGTGCTCTGATTTCATCAATGAATCCACCATCACTGAACACAACATCAAACCCGCTCTCATGGGCTAACATGCAAGCCTCAGCAGCTCGTCTACCAAAAACATCATCACCGAATAAAGGCTTCATGATATCTTCGGAAATGTGAATCATGAACTCACGATATGACTTACCACCAAGATGCTCTTGTGGTTTCTCCTTCTGCTCTCGGTCATTATACTCACGCATGAACGACTCTTTGCTCATTCCTGACATAGCAATAGCGATATTGAACATCGTGAACTTGAACTCTGCAACAGCAAACCCCTTCTCTTTTAGAAGGTTTGCGATTGTGTCCTTGCCACAGAACGGTGGCGCATTTAAGATAACTACTTTACGCATGTAAACTCCGAATCTCATATGGTAGATTGTTTGCGATACAATAGGTGTGTGCCATGCGCATACCTTGTGACCATCCACAATCTGTGTAGAAAACAGTTAGTACACCAGCTTGATGCTTCCAAGCAAAGCCAGCTTCAATCCCTAACTTACGCTCTTCTGGCACTGAGTCATCAAGTACATTTGGCTGAGTGTACAGCAAGTGAGATGCATAAGGTGCCTCCCCTCGAAGCAATGCATCGTGCATACAACGTTGAGCGTACTCAACATGTGCCTCTTCTGAATACTTAGAAGATGCTTTAAAAGGTGATTCAATAATAACAGGTTTCATTATATACTCCTTCAGTTGTAATAAGGATAGGCTGTCTCACAGTGTGAGACAACCCATAGTTTATTACAGCTTACCTAACCAACGACCGTCCTTACCAAGACGCATCGGAACCAAGATAGGGAGTGAGTCAACAATTACAGAACAGCCAATGATAGGCTTGTGCTTAAAGTTTTCACCGTAAGCAAATGCCAGTGAGCCACCATCAATCAAGCAGCCACCATACATAGCCCAGTACAAGGCAGCGCGAGATGCTGAGTAGTCAATAGAGTACTTAGCATGGAAGTGACCAACAACTAGGTTGCAACGCTCATGAGCGGCTGCGTCTAGTAAATTGCCACTAGCTTGGTGCTGGAATTGTACCTCTTCACCATTAGGCAAAGGTAGACGGTGTGAATAAGCCCACTCCCAGCCTTCACCACCGCCATTAGGGAACAAGACTTCTCGGTATGACTTAATCATATCAGCAGGGATACCATGAGTCTTAGCTTTACGATGCAGCATAGAGCCGTGGTTAGAGTGACAGATTTTCATCTCTGGGAACACACGCTCTAATTTGTGCAAGAACTCACGAGCCTTAACAAGCTCCATCCCTGCACTGTCTAAGTTAGGGTCAGAGTCGTGATAGCTCAACGCATGGTGGTCTGTCTCATCACCTAAGTTCACCACAGTATCTGGCTTATACTTAGCTGCAACTTCAGTCAAGAAGTCAAGGGTATCTGGGTGATGGTAAGGTGCATGTAAGTCAGGGATAACTAAAATGCTTTCGTGCTTAGTTTCCGACACAGGCTTAAGAGGTTTGTCATCTAATGGTGTAGGCTTACGCAGCTTACGGCTTAGTCGTAGCTGACGATTCGCTCGTGTTAGTGTAATGTAGAACTCACCGTTCTTCTTCTTCTCTTCGTACTGCATTGACCAGTAACGAGCCAGTTCAGGTGATACCTCAGTACCGTGACTGTTATCACTCAAGATAGCTGACATCTTCTTGAAGTCAATAGTACCATCGCTCTTAGCAGATTCTCGAATAGCATTGATACGCTCTTCATCTGTAAAGCGGTTCCAAATCTTAGCATTGCTTGCCATTATTTATCCTTCTTCTTTAGTGCATAACGCTTACGTGCTTTAGCATTTCGCTTAGCACGAGCCTCTGCTGGTGTTAGATGCTCTGGGTGAATCCACTCAGTCTGCGGAACTTGATGCAGCTCTAAGTAGTCAGCCATACCGCGTAGCATGTTAATAATGTCACGCTTGCTTGTGCAACCTCCCCATCGAATACACAGGTTAGTTAGCTTACCCTCAAGACCATTGATTGCACGAGGCAAGGCAGCGCGGATAACGCCGCTCTTGTGGTCGTGGTCGACAACTACGTTTGTAGAAGCCATTGAACGGAGGTCACGACCAGTGATAGGGCACTTGCCGTTCTGTCGTCGGATAAGCTCCTTCTTGATATTAGGGAGATTGTCTGGGTTGTCCTTATGCTTTACTGCACGAGAACTTATTGCTTTACGCAGTTCTGTCATGCCAAAACTCCTTATCATTTCCGTAGATGATAGGAGACTTGCTACGCCAGATTTCATTAGGATAGGTCTGCATCCATGCAAGACGGCCTTGCTCTAGCATACGGTCATACGCTGTTAGGTATGCTCCTTTCCCTTTCCAGAAACCCCAATCAGGCGGTGGTACATTATGATGCAACATGTGGTTGTCATAGTACTCTTGCGTACCTCGGAAGTTAGGACACCAGTGTTTACCTGTTCCATAAACTTCTTTGTATGCACCTAGCACAGCGTAGTACATCTCCTTCTCTGTCTTACAGTTATCAAGGAGGTTATAAGCAAAGGTCATGCCCTTACCTTTCAAGCCTTTGTAGTTATCTGCTACATCGCCCATAATAATCTGGGCATAGAAGAACTTAAGTCCAGTACCTTTCAGGTCAGTGATTGATGTGCTAGGTCGCTTGCCAACTAGTACACGTTTGACCTTCTCCTGTCCTGCCTTAGCTCCACGCTTCCAGAACTCACCAGTACCTACGTACTCGTAGTGATTCACTTCTTTATTGGAGAACTTAGGATTCAGTTCACCTAACGGGTCAACAAAGATTAGCTTCTGAGTATCTGGATTGTAGTGCCAAGTAGGTGTGATTGTACTGTCCTTATCAATAGAGATAGTAACAGAGTCACACAACTCCTTGTGCATCTCAGAGCCTAACTCAACTCCCTGCTCTTCAAGTAGTCGGTATCGTCTCCAAGCTTCAATGCTTAGCTCGTCATCTGCTTCGTTACCATCAGACAGCATTGCCTTAAGTAAGAAAATCATCTGTGTCTTAAGCTCATTAAAGAATGGTGGTTTATCATCAGGTCTCTGACCTTTATAGTCAGTGGTGTAGGCTAAGTCTAGTCGGAAGTTCTTAGCAGAGTCAGTGGCATACAGCTTAGCAGAGTCGCAACCCGCATCTCTAATCCACTTATTCAAAGTTTGACAAAGGCTTTCAAATGCAGATTCAAACTGTGGGGTATCTTCAATGCATTTGTAATGCCCGCCTTTGACAAGCCCATTAGCAGCAAGCTCTTGCGCAGGGTCAATAACAAAAGCTATCCGGTAAGGAAGTAGGTCTGCATCTACTAGCGCGGTACGAGTGCCAGTCTCAGGCCAAAGGATGAAGTGCTCCTCCTTCTCTGCTATACCACCTCCATAGTCAAACCCTTCATAGTATCCTATCGTCATTATAACCTCCTACTCAGGATTAACAAAAATAAGCCCCACCGCATCTAGTGCGGCAGGGCAAGTGACAGAGAGTTATTAGAACTCTTCGTCTTCAGCTACTTCTTCTACTGGTGCTTCAGCTTCTACTGCTGCTTCTTCTGCAACAGGCGCTTCTTCAGCAGCTTCAGCTTGCTCTTTGTACATTAGGTACGCAGCCACAACGTTCGCTTTAGCTACCATTGATTTCTCAGTAGCTGTATCAGGCGCTGTTGCACGAGCGAACTCTAGACCTTCTGCGTAATACTTAAGACCGCCTAGCTCTGCCTGAGCTTCTGCCTCTGTCTTGTGAGCTTTCGAGCCTACAAGATTACCTGATTCGTCTACAACAACGAATTGGTCAACGAACTTACCAGCTACTACAGTTTGAAGTGATTTGATTACTAGTTTAGACATGTTAATATTCCTTAGCCTCACGGCAGTTATTAAAAAGAGATTCAGTTATTTATCTATAGGGCAACTTAATTAAGCCGCCCTGATTTGTCTCACGCCGTGAGACTAAGCGATGTGCTTAACACGCTTAAGAGTGTGAATAGGGTAGTCGTAGTTCACGCGCTTACCTTCTTCATTGATGAAGTTAACACAAGCCATACCATCACGGTACAGTAAGTGTAACTCACCACAGCCTTCACCTTCAATGAAGTGAGCACCACGGTATTGCTTAGCTTGCTCTTCGGTTTTGACATCGTTGTCATCTTCCTTAGCAAGACGCGCAGCACCAGCTCGTGCTGCGTCTTCTGGATTCAGAATGATTTCTACTTCGCTACGTTTCATTTAGAAGTACCCCGCTACTGCGCCGATGAATGGGATGAATACACCTACTGCACGAACTACAGTCTCACCAGTTGAGTTGGTATCCATCTCTGCTACTAGGTCATAGACGTTCATGCCATAACCTACACCTGCCGCAATAACTACGGCGATAATAAGCAGCACAAGAAGTGCTGCTCCTACTTTCTTAGAAGTCATCTTAAAACTCCTGCTCTTCATCTAGTTGCTCTGCTGGCTCTTGCGGAAGCTGACCAGCGCCATTGCCTTGCTGTTGATTGCCAGATTCTTCTTCGTCATCCTCTGCCTTGTCCTTAGACTTAGCAGTGTAACGCTCTGGGTTCTCATCATAGATTGATTGAATCAACTCTTGGCAAGGGTGAGTACCTGCTAGGAACTCTTCTGTTTGCATCAGGATACCTGCGAACTCACGAGTAGGATGCAAGTAGTCAAGTGCCTCTTTGGTTAATTGGTCTTCACGTAGGAAGCCAATAGCATTATCAAGAGGTGCTAGCTCTGGGTCTGCATCAAGCATCTTACGCATACGGTCTGTGATTGCAGCCATTGACTTGAAGTTGATGTACTTAGGAGTACCGTCTTCGTTCTTGTCTTTACCGCCTGTTAGGTTAACAGTGGTCAGCTCATTAATCATAGTGCCGAAGCCTTTATGACGAGCCATGCCACCCATTGCAGGAATGAACTTAGCGTGCAAGAATGACTTGTCACCTTTCTTAAGAGGGAAAGTCTTAGTGAAGAACATAGGCTCACCATCATCAAGCTTATCATTCTCACCTAGTAGGTGGAAGATTGCCACAGCTTGTGGAGCTGCTGGTTTCTTCTGACCTTTGAAAGTCTCTTGGAATGTACCAAGACGCAATAGACCGAATAGACGGGCTTCACGCTCACCCTCTTCAGGGTTCTTGTATTTACTAACTACCTCGGCTACCTCGCCACCATAGTCAAAATCAGTTGCAGACATTTGCTACTCCTTCTGTTGGATGAATTAAAGTATCTCAAAGATGTTGTGCCAGACCACACGCTCACAGCTAGTTGCCTCTTCGGTCTTGACGCTGCCTGTCAACATCTTTGAGATACTGCCTCTTTACAAGGCAGCACCTACATCCTCTATTATCTATCCTCTATTTATAAGAGCATTCAGATATCGGCATCAAAGTGGTTTGGATACCACAATGAATCACCGATAGCAGTATTAAGAATCCAATTATCATTGACAGATTCTTCTGCTCGTATAGATAAGAGAAACAAGAGGAAGTTAATAAGATAAATCATATAACCTCCAATCTTAATTATCTATAGGGCAACTTAATTAAAGCTTATTAAGCTCTTCAATTGCCTTGCCAGCCGCTTCTTTAGTAGCGTTAGCACGTTCGTGACCTTCGTCTAGCTTATCAGCAGCTCGGTCTTCCAGCATCTTCTTAAGAACTTCTGCTGTTTCTAGACGCTTTAGATATAGCTCATCTTCTACGTCGATACGCTCTGCTGCTAGCTCCATACGTGTCACTTGCTTATTGATTGCATAGGTACGTACACGCTCTGCTAGATTGCTGATACGCTCTTTAGCTGCTAGTAATACCTTAACTACTTTATACATCTTATACTCCTATTTATACTATACGCTCTATCTATAGGGCAACTTAATTATATGTAGCCTGTGAGACAAATTGTACACAGGCTGTGAGACAAGTTAATACTTAGGCTTATTCCAATCATCTAATAGAGAATAGATAATTAGGAGGAAAGAAGCTAATAGTAATAGGTTAGTGGGTGTCATGCCAGCTATCTCCTATCATGTATTCACCTGCTAATGGTACTCGGAACTTCAAGAACTCACCTGCTTTACGCATGTTGTCAGCTAAGATATGTCCTGCACGATGATAACGTCTTCGTACAGTAAGGACTCCAGTTCCTTTTCCACTGACAACCCTTGGTGCCGACCAGATTTGTCCGTCATCATCCACGAACTGAGCCTTCTCTTCTGCCTTCCAGTCTTCTTCTTTAATTTCGTAAAGTTTCTCTTTAACTTCATCAGCATTTATCTCCATCTGCCATTCGTCGTGCACATCTGCTAGCCAACAAGGGTATCCGTTCTCATCTAGTCCAATACCTTCTTCAATGAGTTGGTTCTCTGCCATACATTTACTGTACTTCATGGATAGGGAACCTGTCATCTGAAGCAATACGTTAAGGACAGTGTGGATAAGAATCTTACCACTCTGCTTACGGATACGACCCCAACGACCATCAATCGCATGAAGGTATCCGTAACGCTCACCTGCTTTCTCACAAGCTTTGATTAAGTTAGCAAGTGAAGGTAGCTCTTTCTTGAATCGAGCAACTCGTTTCTCCATCTCACGCTCATCAAGACCACAAACCTTAGCTAAGTTCTTAATACCAGAGCCATACAAGAAGGCATAGATAAATGTCTTAGCCATATCACGGATAGGCAAGCCAGCTAGGTGTTGGTTGTGTGTATGTATATCACCGTTCAGAACAATCTCTGTATACTCAGGGTCGTTCATGAAGTGCGCAAGCATACGTAGCTCTAGACCTGCACCGTCACAACCCAGAATCATCTTGCCTTTACCAGCAATGAACAGGTGCCTTAGTGGATGCAGTCCACGAGAAGGGATGTTAACCACATACTTATGACGCATACGGAAAGTGTTAGTACCAATACTGAAAGCCTCAGCAGGTACGCGCCATTCCTCATCATAATCAGAAGGGAACTCACCCATGCTCTGATAGTACTGCCATGCTTCACATCCATGCTCTTCATTGTAAGCCTTAGCTAGTAAGCCTTTACAGTGTCTACGCCCGTCCTTCTGCTTAGGCCACTCTCCGTTAGCCTCGAAGTACTCCATGTCCTTAACGTTAAGAATCTGAGAGCGACGAGAACGTAGTACGTACCAGTCAACTATATGCTCTAACCATTGAGGTATCTCTCCATCACGAGCCTTCCAAGCTTTAAGAGAGTCCTCATCAATCTTACCAGACCAAGGCTTAGGTGGTTCACCTGTCTCGTTCTTGTCATCGTTAATCCACTTCTCATCATTCTCTGAGAAGTTTACACCGAGCCAACCACGAGGGTACAGCACGTTCTCTTTGACGTACTCAAGGTTTCCTAGTCCAATGTCTTCGAACACAATAGGAGTGTAGGCACCAGCTACCAGTGGGTCTTTGGTATCATGAGCATTTCCCACCATCTCTGGGAAGTCTTTCTTAACAGCAGCAGTGTAATCACCCTTAGCTGTAGTCAACTTCCAGATAGTTGTTCGCTTACCTATACGCGGCTCTGACTTAGAGATGAAGTAGTTCTGCAAGTGACTGCGTAACCACCCAACATCAGCGTCAGGGTACGCCTTAGCGAACGATGTACACCTATTAAGAATGTGACTGTTCTTCATAGGCTCTGTCTTGACACGAGGTGGGATGTACGGTTCAATCTTCTTGAACACCTCATCCATCTCTTTACCAATCTGAACCCAATCTTCCCAAGCCTGTTTCATATCTAGACGGAAGCCGCGCTGAGCTTGACGAGCAATACCAAGAGCAACCTGTGTCTCCATTCGTAATGCTGAGTCAATGCCTAGCCCTGTGCGTGGGTTGCGTCCACGGCGTAGATGGTCAGCCCAATCATTATTCATAAGCCAGAAGAACATATCTTTACCAATGGCAGTATCCTCTGCACATCGGTCGAATACCATGAAGTCGGTAAGCTTTGACCAGTCCTCGTTACATGGCTTGTATCTTCCGATACGAATACCGTGAGCCTCGATGCTATGAGCACCTACATTACCCATGCCCATAGCGAATGCTTGGGGTGGAGCTTTACGGTCTGGGTTAGTTAGCTGAGAGATAAGCATTGTATCCATCAGCTTAAGAGGAAAGTAGTCAGAGTGCTCTCGCTTCTTACCACGACGCTCTAAGTAATTGAACTTCCAGTACTTAGGCCAGACCTTTTCGAATGCCAGTCCGTCATAGCCAACGCAGTTCTGCATTACTAAGGACTCACACTCCATCAGCATATCAAGAGCGTCAACTAAGTAACCATCTTGCGTACCCTCACCGTCTAGCATCTCACGAGCGTTTGGGTCACGCTTCTCATATGGGTCGAAGAAAATAAACTCTTCATCAGTGAATGCATCACGGATACAGATACAGTGCATAGAGCTAGGGTCATTATAACGAAGCTCTTTAAGCAAGCCGACACCTTCCGCATCGGCTACTAAGAAGCGACCTTTGCCGCTAGGTTTATCAGGGTCGCCCTTCGGGTACATAGAAGGGTAATGTTCAAGGGACATACCGCCTCCTTACTTACGGATTATCTCTGACTTGCAAATTGGCTTAACTACAGAGGCACATTTCATAACAAGAAATGTCTTACGATGCTGTTCTGTTAACCGCACAGCCTCTGCCTCTGCAATTCGCTGAGTCTTGTGTATTACTTTTGGGTTGTGAGTTCCGTTTGGGCACCATACAATATACTCACCAACTTCATCTAAAGGGTCGTGAGATACAGGTATAGGATGTAGCCCAAAGGTACTACAGAATGTACTAACTGAGTAATCTTGCTGCACACCATTCTCGAAGATGACACGAACTACACGACCATTTGTTGTTACTTCAATGAATTTAGTTTCCCAACCAAAACGACCAGCGCGTTTTAAGTAACGAGCCTGAGCACCTGCACGTAAACATGCGATTGCTTCCTCTTTTGAAGTACCAGTTTCATAAATAGTTTTCATGATATTATCCTTATATTATAGTAGAAATAATCAAGAGCTGTCTCACACTGTGAGACAACCCTTTGTTATTACCACTCGTTAGTAGTTTTGAAGTAGTCGAACATCGCCTTCATCTTGCGAACTGTCGTCAACTTAGTAAGGTCGTTGTAAGAGAAGTGATAGTCAGGGAACTTGCCGCCATGCACACGCACATGCAGCTCTCCCATCAACTGACTGTGATGCCAGTCAATCTTACAGTCGAAGTACTTACCTCCCATCTGTGCTAGGTCTTTACGAATCTTAGTATCTGTAATGATATCTAGCATATAAGAAGGGACGCTCTTAATACGTACTCGGAATGTCTGAGTCATAATCTCTTCGAACAGTACCGCCTTAGCGTGAGCAGTTGCAAAGTGAGCAGAGCTACATGACACTAGCACTTGAGCCATAGCGTCACCTTCACAAGCTAGGTCTACTACGTCATCGTAGCTCATACTAGATAGCTCGTAGAAACGTGCCAGCTCTTCTTGTGTCATCTTATCTTTGTTGAACATGATATTAATCTCCTAATGAATTATCTATAGGGCTACTTAAAACTCCTGAGTGTCATCTACGTCGAACGGTACATCATCTGGCAATGTACTAGGTTCTGACTCTGGTATCGGGTCGCTACGTCTAGAGCGGTCATCGCCCATGTCGAAGTTGTCACGCTCCCTTTGTCCTGAGTCATTGGATTGCTTACGACCTACCTCTGGCAACTCATGAACTCCTTCAAGCTCCTTGTACTCACCAGTTCGTATGTCCTTCTCAGCGACTACAGTACTACCTACCATGTGACCAATGCCACGGTTCTTAAGGTTACGATAGAGAGTAATGCACTTGTTCCTGAATGTGGAAGCAACTGTGTTACGTTCAATACCCCATACAGCATTAGCCCAGAATGTAATGGAGCCTGCGCCACGGAAGTCAGACTCGTATACCTCACCACCCATAGTATGTGGGATGCGCTTGCTTGCATCAACTTTAACAAGGTGACTAAGTAGCATGATGTTGACAGGGTTCTCATCCTTGAAAGTACCTAGACGTTTCATGGTAGCATCAATAGCTTGAACACCCTTGTTAACATTGCCCTTCTCATCCTTGTGCTCGAATGCTGTCAGGTTATCTACAACAAAGTACTGATAACCTAATGCGAAACACTCTTCCATAACTTCCATCACAGCATCGACATCCTTGGAGCCTTCCAAGTCAGCAATGATAAGACGGTCTTGCTGCTCTAGTAATTCTAGTGCAGAGTCTAAGTCCTGTTGAGTGTAGTCACGAGCAGGGTTGTACTCATACCCTTCGTCAATCTCCCATTGCTCTTGTGGAGGTGAGTTGAAGTCCTTGTTAACTAGCATACCTGCGAAGGTCTTAGTCACTTCATCAATCTGGTTCTCAAGGTAGATAACAACAACGTCATGACCTAGCTTCATTAAGTTAGATACATGAGCCATAGTTGTGTCTGTCTTACCGACACCAGTACCTGCTCCCCACACTGACATGTAGTGCAGTCGGATACCATAGGTAATCATATTGAAGCCCTTAAGCCAATACTTCTCACCCATCGTGGTAATCTCACGAGCCTTGTCCTTGATGTCAGATACTCGCTTGAGTCTTGCGTTAGGTTTTGATTCTTCTGCGTTGAATACAGCAGTTACAAACTCCGAGCCACGACCTTTCTTGAGGCAATCATTAGGGTCTTTACAACCTGCTGGCATTACAAGACGCTTTGATTTGCCACGAAATAACTTAGACGCTGCTTTGTTCAGTGCTAGTCCTGTCTCGTCATTGTCGAATGCCCAGATTACTGTCTTGAACTGGTTGATGTGCTCCTTGTTATCAATGAGTTCTTGGACACCTGCCTCACCTTTATTGACTGACCATACATGGAACATCTTAAGACCTTCTAAGTCCTTACGACCTGCGAAGTTCTCTAGTTTGTTCAGCTCTTTGATAAGCATCTGCTGAGCAGCCATAGCATCACATTGTCCACCAGTAATGATGAGCATGTTCTTCATCTGACCGGACTCTGCTACCCTCTTCAAAGTGTGCATACCGAACAGCTCTTGTTTACCGAATCGCTTACCTAGATGACCGAATCGGAAATCTTTAGGGATAGTACGGCAAGTGGCACCCATAAGCTCACCTTCCTCGTACTGAGGATAGTAGTGCCGACATATCTTACCTTTCTCATCGTGCCCTACTCTTACATTGTAAAGCTTAGCGATAAGTCCATGAATGCCACGGTCAACAAGATGCTGAGTCTTCAGACCATCGAACCATTGCATCTCTAGTTCCCACTCAGCAAGCTGAGCCTCACGCTCTTCGTCGTTCAAGACTTCGAAGCGGTCTTTCTTACGCATACCAGAGAGCGCAAGCTGTCGCATGAGTGGGTCTTTCAGCTTGCCAGATGCTTCAAGTTCTTTGAAGTCGCCTACCGAGTACTGGATATCACCAGAGATGGGTAGGTCTTTAAGAGCAGGGGCAGAGCCAGCCTGCTCGTAATATGTATTGTTATCGCTGTGGAACTGCTTACGATAACAGAAGCCACCACCATCTGCGAAGCGCATCAAGTGGTCGCCAGTTTTGTCGTGCCCACTTTCTCTACACTTAGGACACGGCTCGTTACGGATTATGTCACCCATATCTACTCCTGTCTCACACTGTGAGACAAATTAGTTACACCAACCGCGCTTCATTTCACGGATTCGTTTACGATTACGCGATGAGTTTGTATCATGCGCCTTCTTATGATTGTGCTTCTTTCTAGGAAGCTTCTCATCTACCTTAGACATTATTCACCTTCGAATGATAGTACGTCTTCTTCTTTGAATGTAATTACTGTGCCACTTGCTCGTAGCTCTAGCACGTTGTAAGCAGAGAAGGCACGATAGCCTTTACCATTGGTTAGGTTCACACTGATTAAGTCATCTTTGTGCGCGATAGTAGACTGACCACCTTTCAAGTCTTTCTTAACACCAGTACGGCAGGTCATAGTCATGAAGTTTTCTTCGTGTACAGAAACCTTGCAGTAAGGGCATTTCTGTAGTTCTTCAAGACGAGCCTGAGCTTTCTTGGTATTAAGATAAACTTTATCTCCAACCTCCCCTGCACCTACAACATTGCATGGCTCTTCAATGATGAAGTAACGCTTAGGCGTCTTTCGCTTAGCAATTACAGTGAAAATCTTACCACCGTTCTGACGGATGATAGCCTTAACTAGTTCAGCTCGGTTCTTATCTTTAACACGAATAGTCATGATGTTTCTCCAATTTAATTAATCTATAGGGCAACTTAATAATATCCGTAGAACTTACGGTTCTCTCTTTTGTATTGAAGCTGATGTTTCTTTATCTGACTCTTTACCAGCAAATATAAAGAAGCTATATCTAATTGCTTATATATAACATGACGAGTCAAGCATACATCTCTCTTTATAGTAAGAGGTGTATAGATATCTAGTATCCATGCACCATACCAAGGCTTATAGCCAACATCAAAGTATAATTGAATAACCATAATAACTCCTTGTCTCACAGTGTGAGACAACTCAATGCATCTTGTTAATAAGAGCTGTCTCAATCTCAGAATCTACTACTGATTCTAAGTACTCTTCATATAAAGGATATAAGTCACCTTCTTCTGGTAACTCGTCTTGATATAGCTCTATCCAGTCATTGAACGATAGTTTCTTAATCATAATTAGAATCTCTTGTTAGTGTGTTTATGTAGCTCACGGTTGTACTTCTTTCTAATGCAATTAATAAAGCTTGAGAAGTGTAAAGCCGTTACTGGCTTACCTGTCTCTGGGCTTATCCATATAGCAGTAAAGCATAAGTTACTTCACTTTATAGGCTTCATGATTAATCCTCATAATTAGTAATCTATAGGGCTACCTAATTATAGCCGCTCTAGTAGCTCTTATTCTTTCTTATTCTACTAATGCTCTATTCTCTCTAGCCGCTCTCCTATAGGGCAACTTAATAATATAGAACGAGAAAAGCCCTGACTCAATTAAGAATCAGGGCAGTTATTATAATACCTTTTTGAACTTTTGCCAGTCCAATGATATTTCCTTGTGAGTTATCGTAAGCTTCTTAGTCCTCTTTGAGTAAGAGATATCCATATTGCAGCCTTTACAAGTAGGATTATTCTTGTTCATATTAAGCTTACATCTATATCTCTTTGCAATCCTCTTAGCCCTTCCTACAGTTATGCTGTAGTAAGTTGTAATAAAGTAATGGTATGTCTTATGCATCTCCACATACTTTCCATTGTTGTAGTAAGGAATGCTTTTATACCTGCTATATGTTTTCATAAATCACCTAAGCGAAACAGTACAAGGATTTAAGGACTTCTTGCAAGTCAAGCTCTCCTTTCTCTGGTACAGTTGCTTCTATTTCAGTAAGGATAAGAGCTTCATTATACTCTATGAAGTCTTTGATTACATCATTCTCTTCATACATCTGCACGAAAGAGCCAGAAAGATGCAGTCTTAGTAGCTCAGTATTACCTGCATGAGTACCAAAAGAGTCATGAATAACAGCAATGCTAGTAATTCCGTTGTCTTCGAAGGCACAAACAGCTAGTACTAAGTGGCTTGCATCCATACTATGAACAAAGTTAGGAGCGGCAGAGCTAGCCATTCTGCGAGGGTCTATCTTGTCTGTACGTACTGAGGTACGGAAGAAAGTTTCACCTAGCATCTGTGTCTTAATGCGCTTATCTTCTTTTACTTCGTAAACAGCTTGCTTAACAATGAAGCCAGTAGGTGTCATCCACTCAAGAGGCTTGTTATCCTTAGCAATAGCAGTACAAACTTCCTTAATGTATTTCATACCCGCTCTTGCAGCTACTACAACCTCACCGATTGCAGACCAAGTAAGCATAGAAGCGAATGAGATAGCATCACGTAGTGGCAAATCACCATCAGAATCAGTGAATGCATGGATACTACCTGCTTTCATGCCTCTCGCACGAGCCTTATTGTCTGCTTTCTCTTGCAAATCTTTAAGGTAATCCGCAATAGAGTCACGACAAGTTAGCTGAGAGCTACCATAAGGCAGAGTCATTACTGGCTTCTTAGTCATTGAACGAGTTACACCAATGCGCAACCATTCTTCACAGAACTTGTAAGCCATGATACGAGCCTTGCTCTCAAGGTCGCCAGTTAGCTTAGCCTTCTCGAACTTAGATACTAGTGAATCAATAAGCTTGTCGTAGATAGGGCAGTCACGCTCATCGTTGTTAGTGATAGCTTCCATCCACTCTACAACAACCTTAGACACAGCACCATAGATATCCTGTGGCTTGTCAGATGGTAATAGGTTTACTTCCTTACCACCTACTGAATCCCGTAGCATAGCCGAATAATGTTGGATACCAGAACAACTCCCATCCATAGCCACAGCAATGTGACTAGGAAAGTCCTGTTCGTTATTCCCTTCATCAATCCACTCAAGAAGTGCTGCATACTCGTAGCACCAAGCAAGGAACTGCCAAGGCTTATCAGCTTTCGTCCAGTCAGTGAAAGTAATCGGGTCGGCTGCGATGTCAAGGCACATCTCCTTAAATTCTTCTGTCTCACAGCGTGAGACACGTTCTGCGAAAGTCTCTTTATCCCAACCCCAAACGTTTGCACCGTGTACCTTGAACCAGTACGCTCCAGTGCTGCCTAACGGCATAGATTCAGCGAATCGGATAAGAGCCTTCTGTAAGTCACCGCCTTGAGGCGATACTAGGCTAGAATGACAGTAAACTCGACCACGAAAGTCAAGAGTATACACGAAATGTAGGTTCTCAAAGTCCTTGAACTTGTTTGCTTGGTCAAGAGTGGCAACTACCTCACGCACATCAGACTTACGCTTGTTCTCTTTAGCGTAAACAGATGCAATTTGACGCTTCCAGTTCTTGAATGCTGCCTTCTGGTCGTCATCTAGTACTTGCATCAAGTCTTCACCACGCAAATCTGAGTAGATTGCAGGTACTGGACACGCAGGTTTGTTGTATTTCTTGAACTCTGGCATACCAAGAGGTAGTTCACGCAAGCGAATCTCGTTTGCTATAGCGTAAATGGATGGGTTTATCTGCCATTTTACGTTCTGAAGAGCGTTAAGAGCCTGATAAACCTTTGGCATTTGCTTTCTAGTGAGTCTTCTAAGGTGCTTCTTGTCTCGTACCTTAGCAATAGGAAGGTTAGAAGATACCTCTTTGCTGTGATATCCACCATTAAAAGGTGATTTCCACTCCTTTGGAGGTACTACACAAGGCTCATAGGCAGGTGACATATTACCAACTACCTCTTTATAGCCTTGAATCCAAGTCTCAAGAGCGTCAGTAGCTACAATCTTAGCTGTAGTCTTACCACGGCCTTGACCATTCACTTGCTTAGCGATAAGAGGTTGTCCGTCCATGAGCATATTCTTACCGAAAATCTCAATAAGCTTTGCTCCTAGCTGAATAACATCATTATCAGACCAAGGTATCCAACGGTCAATATCAATAGCGAACTCAGCTTTATCAAGAAGATGCTGATATTTGTCATTATCAATAGAAAGAAGTCTCATAATCTCAAGCTTCTCTTCACCTGCACCAAGAAGTGCTTGGAAGTCAGCTAATAATTTTAGCTCTTTCTCTGCGTGAACCATAACATCATGGTCAAATTTGTAACTGTTACTGTTACGTTTCTTCAAGCTATCTTTGATTGCTTGAATGTATTTAGGTGCTGCATTATTTAGCTTAGTAAAACGAACTTCGTCTTCAATACGACGACCGATATTATTAGCTAAGTTCTGAGCGGTTATTTCATGATTAGAAAGACCATCAAAGATAGTCTTGATAGCGATATATGCTGCTGCTTCTGGTGACAAGCACTTAAGGTGCATTAAGCAAGCACTAGGCTTACCGCGTCTACCAGTGTAGTAGTCAATATATGCTTGAATGGCATCAGCCATAGGGCGTACAAATTCACGAGTCAGACGTCTGTACCAGTCTGCATCAGAGCCATTGCCAGATTCAAGAGCGCGTTGGTTGTTCTTCTCGAATCGAAGAATACCTGCACCATGCATCTCAGCTTCAAGCTCTAGTTGAATTTGCATTAAGTCTTTGTTCATAAATTACTGTTCCTTACAATTAGTGATACGTCTAGCCTGCTGACTCACGCACCATAAAATATCTTTCTCTCTGTTAGAGTACTCTATTTTATGAGCTCCTGAGCAATAAGTCAACCCATTGTGTAACCATTTCTGGTATAACTCAAAGTCTCGCTTAATCAGTAAGCTCTTAAAAGTTTGATAAGGAAGTTCAGTTTGCATTTGTGATTCTCCTTGTCTCACAGTGTGAGACTAGTTGGTTAAAGCATATCATAAAGGCACCTCGAAAGATGCCTTGAGTTATGCTCTATCTATTGCGTTTGATACCCTGTCGTGCGTCACGAGCCACTAGGAAGGCTGGCTTCTTAGCTTTTGTAGCTCCTTTCTCAATCTTAGGCTTACGGCACTCGTTCCAGTCGCCTACCTTGTTAAGCTCATCAATGATTACGTTCTGAAACGGGAACGGATTGTTACCCATAAACTCATTAAATGTTATTGGCTTGAATCGCAAATCAATACCTGCCATAGCGTTAACCATAGCAGCATCTTGAGCATGAGCTATATTTGCAGGTACTCCAAATGCATCTTTCTTAATTGCATGATGCTCTTTCTTGCACGTTTTCACGAATGAGACAGGGTCAGTAATTACTAGATGACCAAACTTGTCAACCATTACATTACCCTCGTGCAAGTCGAACTTTGCAATACCTCGGAAGAAATCACGCACTCGGATAGCGGTTCTGTAGATACCTAGTGAATCGTTGTTATCATTGCAATAGAAGATATCGCCTAACTTAAAGAACTGCTTCATAAAAGAAGGTTCTTCTATAGCAGGCTTATCAGCTTCTGCGTGATAACGACGCTTAGCATTATAGATTCTAACAAGCTTGTCATAAGCTACTAGTTTATCCATAAGCACAACATAACAAGAGCTGAAACGCTCAAGACCATAGATAGTTGGTATACCTTCCAAGTCCTGATTGTCACGGCAGAAAGCAGCGTAAGCCGCTCCACTGTCTTCTTTCTTGAACCCTAGTTTAATAGCGTATTTCTTGATTTCTGGATGTGTCCACGCTTGAGAGAAGAAGCCAGAGCCTAGCTTGACATAGCCTTTCTCTTTCGCTGCCTTCTCAAAGTCACGCACTTGATAGTCGATGTAATCGCCTTCACGCACATCACGCACCATAGAATCCGCTATATTGATTAGTTCACGCACGATAGGGTTCTCGAAAGTTAACATAAAAGTTACCTCTTGTTAGATTGGTTAGTGTATATCATAGAAGCCGCTCTTTGAACGACTTCGAGTTATACACTATTTGATGTAATACTTTAAGTCTTTATGACCTACAAAGTAGATAGAATGAGACTCCCAAGGCTTAAAGTGTAAGCCATTAGGATAAATATCAGATGTTACCATGATAATCTTATCATCTATCTGAGCCTGTAAAGCCTCTTCTCTTGTTACTTCTTTCATTATTTAGCCGCCTCAATATCTGCCAATAGTAGGTCTTTAGCTTTGACAAGTAGCTCAAAAGCCTCGTGACCGTCACCATATCCACATTTGATAAGTTCACGGAATGCCTTTTTCACCTTAGTAATCTGCTTAGATTCAAGTTGACCAAGCCCTAGTACTGCATAAGGGCATGGATTCTTGAACTGTGGCAGCATAGGCGCAACTGGTTTGCGTTCTGACTTATCTCGCAACTCTTTTAGGGTCTTATTAAGACCTTCAATCGTTGCTCTTAGTTCCCCGATTAGCTTATCTTTAGCAAGTATCTCTTCTTGATTAACAGGTGCATTCTCTTCTTGAAGCTTGTCATTAGCTTGCATCTGAGATTGCACACTATCAGGTTCGCCAGTGTCAAAAGGTACGTCATCTGCATCAGGAAGCGAGTTAAGAGACTCCTCAGCCTCTTCTCTCTTCTCTTCAGCTTGTTCTGGTGTCTCTTTTGACGTTTCCGGCTCTTCTTTAGGTGCTTCAGGATGCAAGATTGCATTCAAAGTACCTGTATTCAAAGAGTCATTAGCCGCTAGCTCTGCCGCTTTCTCAAGCTGCTCTTGATTAGCTTCAGTCGCTAGTACATAAAGCACTCGCATAGCTACGCCACTGAATCGTTTATCATCTTCAAAGAATTCAGATACTTTCATCAGCTTGTAAGCTTGTGACTTGCCGATACTGAAATTAAGCTTACAGTATTCCAAGAAATCGGCTTGCTTCTTGCCTTCATCTTTCATGATGCTAAGAGCCTCACGCAGTAGATTACCTACCGCTAAGGATTCTTGTTGAATCGTGTCAAGTTTTGAGCAAACTTCAAGCGTGATTTCTTGTATACGTGTAATTGCTTCAGTCATAATATAATCCTCTTAATGATGGTTAGTGTATATCATAAGAGCCACTCTAAAAGAATGACTCTGAGTTATACACTATTTAGCTAACCAGTACTTACCCTGCCAGTAAGTGTAACATTCACTAACCTTAGCCTCTTCCTCGCTGATAGTTTGGAAGGTGCCGATTTCTACGATAGAGCCGTCACTATTGATTAAGTGCGCGCTCATATCAACAGGGTTTACAGCTAGTACAGCATCTTGCTGATAATCCTTAATAAATAAGTCAGCAACCGCCTGAATGTTCTTAAGCGGAACCGGAGCGACGAAAGTCAGCTCAGTGCTCGCCTTCTCTTCGCCTTCTTCCTTCCAAGAGCCTACACAAGTCTGTACAGGTGCACTAACCAACTCACCAAGCTTTTGAGAAGCAATGATAGAATTGTGCGCGTTCTCAACTTCAGTGTTAGTAGCTCGGAATGCAGATGCGAAAATGATAGTAGCTTTCATGATTATTTCCTTAGTTGGTTGATATATCCTCAAGAGCACTCAAAGAGAATGCTCAAGAGTGATATACCATCCTAAGAGAACCACATATCGCATATTCCAAATTGTTAAAGAGCGTTAAGTCTCTCGACTTGGTAAACATCCTACTTGATAGGCTGACTAGTGTCAACCATTGATTTAAAGTTTTATGTAAAGCCTAGTAAGTTCCTTGGAATCCTTCGTGGAATCCTTGAGCTTACCAAGTAAATGAGAAGAGAGAACACGGCGAAGTCGCGATACTCTCCAAGCTTGTGACTTAAACATAATGACTTACCTCTAATGATAGTAATTAACCTATCGAGTAAGACAGCTACCAAGTTGTTAAAGAGCGTATCCGTATTGGATGACCGTAATTTACCAAGAGCGCACCAAGTTGTCAACCAAGAGACTTAAATAAATTGCTAGTACGCTCCAAGATGTGAACCAAGTCACAACCAAGAGCGTTTGGTTAGTTGCTAGCTGAGTGGTCATAACTCTCTAATGATTAATAGATTATTACCTTTTATTGTTTGTTCTTTCTTAAAGACAAACTAAAGGCTATTGCTAGTCCTATCTAGTACGCTCCAAGAGAGGAACCCAAGAGCATACCAAGAGCAAAGACCAAGAGCAACCAGAGCGGCGTAAGCCGATACTAAGAGCACATCCAAGTAATACCAAGAGCGGCAAAGGTTTTAGCCTAAGAAGCAACCAAGAGCATAAGGCAATAGCAAAGACATATGCCGCCTACCGCTCTCACAGCCTCATAGTGCCGTTGTCTCACAGCGTGAGACTACTTGCCCGCCTGCACGCTCTCTCCCGTCCTGAGCTGACACAGAGCGGATGAGCTGTATAGTGTTATAACATAACATTACGGCTAATCAGCTCTAGTGTTATAACATAACAACTCAAAGAGCAAACCAAGAGCGAACCAAGGCACGCCCTGACACGCTCCAAGCCTTCCCAAGCGGCAACCAGAGCGGCGCTAGCCGATAGCTATGCAATTGCTCAGGATTAAGGCCAAGTCCGCTCTGAGACGATTTGGCAGCCCCTATGGGGGATGTGCGATTGCGCGAGCGGGAGGAAACCGCTCACATGTACAGACCATTTTCTTTTAGTCTCTTAACACGCTCTTAACATTCTCTCTTATACCACAGCTTAGCAAGCTCCAAGTACTCCAAGGAACCCTCTTTGTCACCAGCCAAGGTACGCTCTAGTGCTTTCTGTAAGCACCAGTTAGTACAACTCATTTATCAGAAATCTCCGTGTCAACAGCGAAGACTTTACAAGCCCACTTACTTAGGTACTTGTGCATTCGCTTGATTAAATCTAAATGGAACTTAGATGCATCTTTGTCAGGTACATCCAAGACCAAGGTTACTTTGATACGCTTCTTCTTGATACTCAAGGTCTTCCTCCATTATCATAGAATTGATGATTGCCGCAAGCATATGTCTTATGCATCTTGCGAGTCCAGTAGTTGTCTACATCCTTACGAGCATAGTGCAGTTCAGTACTAGTTATCGTATTACCACTTAAGTAGTTACTATAACCCTCAAGAGCAGCTAGTGCGTCAGTGAAGGTGATAATTGAGTGGTCAGCAGGATTCTCTTTACCTATTGTCCAAGAGAACTGCTTAGGCTGCAAGACAACATCTTTTACAGTAGAAGGGTAGTAAGAAGAATATACCCTTCGCATCGTAACTTCTGCTACAGCTACTTGGCACTCGAAAGGCTCACCACGAGCCTCATGATGCACATTAAGAGATAGCCATAGAATTGCTTCAACGAACATGGCTACCTCCTATTGCTTAGCCTCTTCGTAGTTTAATGAAGTCAGCAACTAGACCCCAAGGGGTACGGACACACCACCAAGCAAGTCCATATAGTAGGATATACTTGATAGGGATGTTTACGTCCATGTTGATGACTTCCCCAATGCTCTGTGACTGGATAGCCTGTGCTGTGTCAGTTGCAGCTTGAGCTACTTCTCCTGTAGCTTCTGGCATTGCAACTAGAGAGCTACAGGCAACAGTCGAGAAAGCAGCCAGAGCGACTGCTATGATGTACTTGCTCAATGTATCTCCTAGAGAGTTTGGTTGCGAGCCTCCGGCTTGGAGGTACACGCCACATTCGTTAGTGTTACTTCATGATTACCTTGTATGACATTGCCGATGCAAGGTTAGGTTACGATACACCTCCTTATACTGGTGTGATATCAGTAGCTCCTTTTGTTACTGCAATCCATTTGTCAGTCGGAGCTGAACCTGCCGCTTGTAGAAGGACAGGAGCGCCATTCTTAACGATAGTGATTAGTGAGCCAACTCGCTTACCTGATTGCGTTGCATCGTTAACGATATGGTCTTTGTCTGCAAGGTGAGATTCTGCCACTACTGGCATGTTATGAAGTGTTACACCTTCTTTCTCTACTGCTGTGAAGTTCTTTGCGTCACCTGTAATTGAACCTACTACTGCCATTTTTATATCTCCTATTGATTAGTATATAGTATAGAGAATAGAAGAAGAAAGGAGGGACTCTTAGGAGTCCCTCTAGCTGAGTGCTCTAGACGCTCTAATAGCTCTATAACGCTCTTTTTCCTCTTATACGCTCTCCTATAGGGCAACTTAATTCTAAGTGCCTGATTTGTAAAGAAATTTAGCTAATTATTTAGCTACCATTTACGGCGTCCAGCTCGGCGTTTATTACCGAATCTGTTGCCTATTCTTTGTACAGCCCTAGCTGTCCCCAGAGCTGCGTCTCCGCGCATTCCGAGTGTAAGGTTAGTCATGTATTGCTTCATCGCTGTCGGGTCGCTCATAACGTCATACCAGCGTTTCTGCTGCTTGATTTGACGCTGCATCACGACTCTAAGTTGGTCGTAGTCCAGATTCTCAACAATCTGACGTACTGCACCTGCCAGAGCGTCAAGTCGGTCATCATGTCGTAGACAATCTTTGTCACGCGTGATATTTGACATCTGGTGGAACAGAGAGAAGTTCATTCGCTGTTCCGCACTATATGCTTGGACTAGCTCCATATCCTTCTGTACGACCTCTGGGCGAACGATTAGGCGGTGTGTGGATATCACTGGCTCAAGAACGTCAATAATTCTAAGTTCTTTCTGCCCAGACTCTTGAACTGCCTCAAGTGTTACAGGGTAATGTTTCTCGAAATAAGGCTTGATAGCCGCAACGTGCGCACCATTACCATAGTTATTCTCTATGAATACGGTCTTGCACTCTGCATTCTTCGCTGCCATTACAAGATACATTAGGCTTTCTTCCGAATAGCCACCCTTAGTTGCACCAATATCATATATATAGATAGTAGTTCCCATGAGCTTTATGATAGCGTAAGCGGTTTCGTCACCATTCTTACCACCGCCAGCAGGGTCAATATACATGATGGTACGTTCAAAGTCTCCCATTTCATAGTCAACCTGCATAGGGTAGTAGAAGTTATCTGTCTTACGAGTGCCAAACTTAGGCGCTCCTTCCCAGATGCACTGTGGTGAGTTACACCAGATAGGCATAACCTGAGCACGTTCTCTGTTGAATGGAGCAACTATTAGGTCACTTAGACGTAATGGATAACGGTCTGCGTCAGTCAAGCCAGTGTTAAGCATGAACTGTAGCATGAACTTAGCCTTACCTTGGGCAAGCTCTTTCTCATTAAGAAGGTCATTATCATACATCTCAGGACAGGTTGGTTGTCCCCATGTACCATCAAGACCTCCGCCAGTTTGCAACGTAGGGTCTTCTTGGATATCCTTTAGAATAATTGGAGCAAGTTTGTCTCCATAGTATTCCATTTGGTTCTGGTTAGGATAACGGCCTGTCCAGATACGAACCTTATAACCACGACTAGGTAGCCAGTTATAGATTGACTCCACTGACTGTGGCGTACCAAGATAGATGATGTCACCAAATTGGTTGATTGATTCAAACTCAAGAGTCTGCTCCATCAGCCATTCACGACCACCAACTGTACGTGAGTTCTGCAATGACTCAATATCGTCTGCAATGATAATATCTGCACGAGCACCCTGAGCACCTGATTCGATAGAGTAACAAGCTACTGAAGGTGACTTATCTGAGCCACGTAGGCACCAGTGAATATCAAAGGACTCGATAGAGCCTCTGTCACCTGCGTACTTGTCTGGACGCATGAAGTCTAGGAAGTCAAGTGCTGAGAAGATTTTAATAATCCAACCAGCAATCTCTTTCGCACGTTTAGAGTTCTGCGAGAAAACTACGATACGGTAGTGCGGATTGTGTATTAGCATGAACACCGCATAGATAGCAGTAAGCGTGGTCTTAGCCTGACCACGCTGTGCCATAATCATACGATACTTGTGCCCCACTAGTAGGAACTTCAAGATGTCTGCCTGCATCCTGTTAAGGTCTGGGTTCCCTACAATAGTTGTATTAATAACAACCTGTGCAAAGAAACACAAACCTTCTACAGTGTTTGGAAACATTTCTTGAAGCTCATACAACATCTTCCAGCGTTCTACCTGTTGCTCTGCTGTAAGATTTCTAGCCATCACTCATCCTCATCCAAGAATGGAATAACATTATCATCTGTACCAGTAGCACGAGCACCTTTGCTCTGCTGTGCTTCCTTGATTTGACGAAGGCGCTTAGATAGCTCTGTCTCTTCGTTCATCTCAGGAGCTGCACAAGTGATGCTGTTTTGGTCTGCTGCCCACTTACCGGCTGCTGCAAGTGCCTTACCATCACCGATTACGTCTTCGATATTAGCACCTTGCTTAACAAGTTTGAGCATTTCTTCTAGCCGCTTTGAGTGCAAGGTAGTTACTAGTTTATGAACTAGACCTACCTCGTCCTCTGTAGCAGCATTCTTATTTGGTCTGCGGTCTGCTGCCATTTTAAATCCCCTTTCTCCACTTATAAAGAATGTAGCCAATCTGTATAACTAAGTATATCAGAGTAGCTATAGATACTATATCTGGCAAAGAGATGCCGTAGAACTTCATACCAACATACGCCGCAGGTGGCGCTGCTGGTAGAGTCTCACGGACTACCTCTACTGCTTTTACAATCTTTTCACTCACTTAGCCTCCTATTTGATGTAATCGTTCAGGTCTTCTATGAAGCTATATGTTACACCATTTATGACAGCGTCTTCATCCGTCACTAGGTTATTAAAAGCTTCCGCATCTTCTGATGCCAAATACACTACGTGCCTGATTTTACCAACTGGCATTAGTCTGCCGTCAGTTACTCCAGAGTATTTCGAGTTTATGACATCAGGGGTCTCATCGAAAGTACCTGTACCGATTGAAGAGTACATCTCACCTTTATGCTTGTAGATGCGTCCAAACTCACGGCTACCACCTTTAGACCATAGAGGTACTGTCCTAGAAGTATTGTTAACTGTCTTATCAATTTCTGTAACTTTATAGATACGACCACCAGAAGTACTAATGTACATACCGACAGCTATGTCTACGTAAGTCTGTGCTTTTACAGAAAACCTTACTTGACTTCCATCAGGCTCTAGGAAATCCCGCTTGGTCATGTAGGAGCCAACCCAAGGAAAGTGCTGCTTCTCAAGAGTGTCTCTTACTGGGTTCCATCTATACTTAGGGTGCATCCAGTTACCACTAAAGCTTATCAGAGTTGGGTAATGCATAATGTATACATCATCCCCTACAAGTTCACAGTTCAAGTAACGCTGACCTATGTTGTTTGTCCTGTATGAACCGTCATGTAATCTACAGTTATAGTAAGACACTACATAAGGATAATATTGGTCAGATGCAGAGCCAGCAACTCCGTATATTTCACAGTCTCTGAATACTACTGATTTATGATAGGCAGAGAAATAGGGCTTAAGACCCGAGCAGTCTTCAAACTCAAGTGCATATGAGTTATTATTATCTTTGTTACCAGCATTCGGGTACTCAAGTGCTACTGTTTGGTAATTCTGATTGAACTTGCAACCTTTGTACCTTACTGTAGTACCACCACTCCCAGTACCACCCCAACGCTCTATTTGTATGCGTGGGTTATGTCCTCCTGTGAAATCACAATCACTTACTATAATCTCTCTAGGGCTGTATACGACTTCAGACGCTCCCTCATTAACTTTGCCTATACGCATTATAGTACCTGCCGAATCACCAGTAAATCTCATCCCTTCCACGATAACTCTACCACGTATACCAAGAGGCTCTGAGGAGTCGTAACTCCACTCATCCGTATTCTTTGTAATATATGCGTCAATTAGACGATACTTACTTGACCATAGTTGAGAAGATGTTGAATCTGTCATACAGTTTCTGATTACAATATCACCCCTCCACCTAGCTCCATAGTCGTCCCTAAGTTGCACTAGTGTGTACTGGTATGGGAAAGTACAGCCCTCTAACAAGAATAAGTTCCCTCCCATCAGATTTGCTTTGACCTGTATTACACTGTCGTAAACTCGGATATCCCAACCTGAGTGGTGCACCCCTATGGAATAAACTTCACTATCCTTGATTACTAAATCTCTGTACCTATTACCGTTAATGCCTGACCATGTGCTTAAGCAAGTTATGTTGTTGATTCTACATTTGGCAACATCAGTTAGCAGTACAGCATAGCTGTATGGTTTATTAGAAGATGACATCGAATCAATACTTGCATAATCAGTGCTTACGTTGAAGCATTTACTGATTGTTATTGCATTTATAACAGGTGAACTATCTCCATCGCGACTTCCCTCTGTGTACTTACCGCCTATCAACCTTGTATTACTACGAATAACACTTACTAGGTTTATACCATCTGTGGAGTAACATACAAACTCGGGAAGATAGAACTCTGCATAGACATCAAGCTTCCTAACGATAATGCTACTTACGCTGTTATAACTGTACAATAAAGGGTACACCAGTGCCCCTCCGCCTTCTCTTCCCGATGTGTTGGTTTTTGCGAAAGCATTAGTTTCTGCTTTGTACTGAGGCTGAGGTGGAAGCAAATTTCCATTTACATCACGAGAACCTGGTGCCCTGTTTATGTCAAGCTCTCGGCTTTTTATAATAATGCACTTACCTCTGTGCTTATCCAACGAAGGGATGTTTGCAGTACCTTCTTTTAGTTCTGATACAGTAACTTCTTGCGAAATCTCTTCTTCGTTGTATAGTGACTGGATAGCTATAGCATCTCCACTACCTTCTCTTATGTGTAACTTGGCTCTGCTGAAGTCAAATGAAGACTTAGCTACAATCTCTCCTGACTTAATACAGAAGTCACCAGTTGCTATTAATCTCTTATTAAACAAGTTTGCGACACTAAATGCTCTTTTGAAAGCATCGGTGCTGTCTAAAGTAGTGCTGTTAATTGCTCCAAAATCTAAAACATTTAAGTCGTCAGAAAAGTGCTCACTAAGTTTACGAGCCTCTGTCCCTCCTCTTGCTGTTACTAGTAAATCGTTAGCGTTAGTTGAGCCACCTTGCCCTATTTCCAATAAGCTTATACGACTATCTTGTAATCTATTCCAAGCATCTTGTTTATTCGAATTGGCTTGCAGTTGTCGGTATGTAGCAGCATCGTCAAGCAGTTCTGCATCGGCGACATTGCTAATCTTATTACCTCCCATATCTATATCTTGCTTCATGTAGTATCCGTCAGGTAGGAATCCATCAAGAATTTCCTGAGTAAGATATAACTGTTGCAAGAACGTGTTATTAACTTGTCTATGTCCAAAATTATTACCACGAGAGAAGTCAGCATATGGCTTCTCTATCGGCATCTCTCTCCTTATAAGAACATCAGACCCAGAAGGTGGGGCTGGTGTTATAAGAACAAGATGGGGCGATTGTGGGTTTATAACATTTGATACCTCCACATCGTTTACATACGTGTGTATGTCCTCTGTTCTGAAGTACCCCATATTCTCTCCAGCCACGGTTAGCGGGAACAGGGTTCTATTCCCGTCCCCTACGTGGCGAACGAACGATAAGTTACTGTACGCCATTATTTTCTCCTATTGTTTACCTATAGGGCAACCTTATTCAGTTGCTACGCCGAATGTAAGGTTCCATAAGGTAGAGTTATACCAAGGAAGCACCCTCTGAATAGTCTTGATAGACTTCTCTTCCTCTCTATTAGTCTTATCTTCAGTTGCGAGGGACATAGCCGCAGATGTTGCTTTAGCTACATCTTTTGCCATCTCTACGGACTGAATCCCTGAGAAGTTACCAGCACCTCTCACCTCTTCTGGTAGGAAGTTTAGTGAGTTCATCATCTGTAATGGAAGCATAGGTGCAGCTAGGATACCAACACGATTCATAACACCCCAGAATAGTCCCTCATCTTCTAGGTGCTTGCGGATATATTCATCACGCTCACGGCCTGAATACTGATTAGCTTGAATGTATGTGTTTGCTACAAGAGCGAAGTATCCAAGTACAGCTTGACCAGCTCCCATAGATAGCAACAAAGCACGTTCATTCTTGATGCCACGAAGAAGCATCTTCTCATATGAACCAATAGTAAAGCTTAGTAGTGTAGTCATTACCTTACCAAGCTCTTTGTTCATGTAAGAAGGTTGCTCACCTATGCCTAGACGAAGGAACGAACTACCTATTGTATTACGAACAGCCGTTGATAATGAGTTATATGTATCAGCATCTAATTGACGAACTGCATTAAAGATATCCATATCCTTGTTGTCTCGCAGATGTTGCATAACAGCATCAACCTGCTCACTTGACATACCGCCTACACGGATAAGAGAGTTACGAACGTTATCTGTAACTTCACCTTTGATTGCCATATCTCTCAGGTTATTCACTATAGCTCTCGCTGTCATCTCTTCACCACCTTGCTGGAACATCTTGAATCCGTTCACTGTCATAGTGATATCAAGAGCATTACCTAACATGTTGTCAATACGCTTTAGTTTGTTCTTTGTCATATCATCGAAGTCTGCTCCATTGTAGAACTTACGTCCGAATAGGTATTCCTGATGACCTGTAGCAGAGAATGTACGAGCAAAGTCCATCATAAACTTATCCTTTGTTACACTTCTAGTTCGATAATCGAACCATCGTGATGAAGGGATTTGCTTAAGCGTATTAACTATGCCGTTTCTGAGCATGGCAACTGAGTACTCTGGTATTGTCATAAGACCAGTACTGCGTAGACGAACAACTGACGTAGCCTTACGAGCCATACGAGTAACGTCCTTCATACCATCATGGTCTTCTAGTGGCTCTTTGTAAAGAAGACGAAGTGCCTCATCCAACTTATCAGACCATCTCCCATTCTCTAAATCCGACAGGACTTCTTGAGCCTTAGCTTTAGCCTTACCATCCAGACGGGCTACATCAAGACGGATGTCGTTAATAGCCGCATCACGAGCTGCTGCAACAGCTCTTTGGAATTGATGACGAGAGTGGAATCCATTACTAGCAAGACCTGCGTTTGCAGCAGAGTCAGATACGTACTTCATGTTTCTGTCAATGCTTGTGTCAATCAAGTCAACCATCCATACATCACCAGAGCGAGCTTTTAGGTTAGGGCGTAATGAGAACATTGCACGAGGTGAAATTTGTCCCATCTCTTCTTTGTCGAACATAGCTTGCTTGATATCATCAATAACATCTTTGTCAACATTGTTAGCTAGCAGCTCTTCCTCAAGCTTTCTGAACTCAGCATCAGACATAAAGCTATCGAAAGTCTTGTGAGACTTGCCGCCATATGACATAGCACGAGCTACTTGGTTCTTAGCTAATCGAAGTGCATTCTCACGAGACAGTTTAATACCGCCTGTCTGATAAGCAGATGCAATACAGTCATAGATGAAGTCAGCGTTGTTCTCATTAGCTATGATATTAGTAGGATTAAACACAACTGAGTGATACTCGTGTCGGTGCTTAATCTTATCAAAACCAACGACGTTGTAATCCTTATTGTTCTTAAGACCCTGCTCATACAAACGAGAACGAGCTTTAGCACCGAGCATGATAGCATCATCACCTTCTACTGGCTTATTACTTAGCAGTGTACCAGTAGCTTGCTTCATAACAGTCTGTCTATCAAACTCCATTTGTAGCTCATTAAGTTTACCGATGTCGAACTTACCAACACCACTTTCTTTACGGAAAGCATCAAATGCATTCTGATAATCAAGATAGTCAGGCACTGCTCTATTGAACAAAGTCTCTGCAAGCTCTTCAGCAGATTGATGACCTTCTATGGTACGTTGTGGGTCTTTTACTAAGAATTTACCAAGACCACGAGTTGCATCATCTGGTGCTGTGTCAATCTCAG